AGTTGCGCATCTTCGCAGTGCTCGCGCAATTCAGATTGCAGTACGATAGAGGAATCGACGTTGAAATAATCGGACAGGCACCGGCACCGTTCAACGCGGTCTCGCAGCTTCCATAACCAACAACAATAAAATAGGCGGCCCGCACTGGGCCGCCTTCTTCTCGTCCTCCAAACAATCAGGAGACTATCATGGCTCTCAGAGTCGCTGGCGTCGCATTCCTATCGGTTGACGGCAATCAGCTTTCGCTGCGTGGCAACTTCACAGTGAGTCCATCAGCAGTTGAAAGAACTATGATTGCAGGTCAAGACGGTGTTCATGGATTTCAGGAATTGCCTCGGGTTCCATACATCGAGGCAGAGCTAACTACAATTCCTGGGCTGTCGGTCGAAGCGCTCGAAACCGAAACCGATTCCACCGTCGTCGCTCAGCTTGCCAACAAGATGCAGTACACACTTGTTGGAGCAACCTGCAAGGCGGGACTCGAAATCAACACGCGCGACGGTCAGTTGCGCGTGCGCTGGGAAGGCATCTCCTGCGAAGAAGTGCCGCTCTAACAATCAGCAAATAGTGAGGCTAGCACATGAATGACCAACCCAAGGTTCGCGAAGGCTTTGTGATCGACGACAGGCAAAACGAGGAACAGATCAAAAAGGCGGTGGAAAACCATCCGGCGCCTGAGATCGCATCATCGCCCGCTGATATCGATGCGGCGCAAGCCGACGATGTCGTTTGGCCGATTGTGGTGAGGCTGACGTTCAAGCCGATCAAGAATAACAAGGGCGAAGTGGTGAATGAGCTTTCGTTCCGCGAGCCGCGCGGGGGTGACATCAACCGCTACGGCAATCCAGTGCGCATGAACAATCAGGGCGAATGGATCATCGAGGAACGCAAGATGCATTATATCATGGCGGCCTTGAGTGATATCCTGCCGCCGTTCCTCGATGCCATGGATCCACGTGACTGGAACGTCTGCGCCTATGAGCTAATGCGTTTTTTTCTTCCAACACGTCGGGTCTCATAGGCCACGAGCAAGACGTGATCTTGGACTGCTACCGGCTCGCCCAGCACTATCATCAAAATCCAGAACTGTTTCTCAACATGGCGTGGAAGGATGTCGTGCTGCACATGCGGCGCACGGCAGAGCTTTCACGGTTGAACCGACAGCAAGCTTCTGATGCCTGATCAAGAACAAACCTTAAAAGTTACTGTTCAGCTTGACGATCAAGCATCAGCGCAGCTTGCCCAGTTGCGTGAGACGCTGGCTGGTCTCGGACCCCAAGTCGCCAGAAGCACGTATGCCGCCAAGCAGGGCATGAACGAATTTGAAAAGGCCGTGGGTGAGCTTGGCCGTCAAGCGCTGGGAGTTGGAAGAACCTTTCTTAATCTGGTGAAAGTCATTGGGCCAGGGCCGGTCGGGTTTGGATTATTGGCCTACGAGATGCATCGACACCTGGGCACGATGCAGGATTTTTCCCGTGGCGTAGTCGAAATGACCAACGCGGCGACGCAAGCCGGAATAAGTTTTGGGGAGCTTAGAAACATCACGCAACAGGCGGCGGCAAGCGGTCAGAGCGCTCAGGATGCTGCCAATATGGTCAAGGGCTTTAACACTGCCCTTGCGGAGATGTTTCAGATCGCCAGCCAGCGGCGTGATGCGTTGATCAATATGACGACGACGCCCCAGAGCCGGGCGGCGATGACTGAGGCGATCTTGCAATTGAGCAAGATGAAGAACACGGTCGAGGCGCTGAATTACGCTCGACATCTTGGATTGCAAATCCGCAATTCGGAAAAGGATGCCACCGTCGGCGCCTTCAAACAGAGAACGTTTCTGGAGCAATTAAATGCCGTTCAACTGATGAACTATAACAAAGACCTGACTGAAGCTGACGTCAAAACCTTGGAGGGAAGTAAAAAGCTCAGCGAGAAGGAGCAAAAAAATCAGGAAGCGAAAGCAGAGGAACGAAAGGTGCGTCAGCAAATTGTTGATTTGATGCATCTTCAAACGACGACAATAGATACGACGGCTATCTTGGCTGCCGTCGCTTTGGAAAAGCAAATTCTGGCCGCGATGCAAAAGATTACTGACCTATGGCAGAATAAATTTTCATTTGAGAATCTCCATAAAGCCACGATGCCAGTAACGTCTCTATTGCAGGGCCCGACTATGTTGTTCGATGTCACGATGCGGGCAGCGTTGGCGAGAGAAGCACAAAAACAGGGACAAGGTCAGCGGTTCGGTGCTGGCGCTCTGCCAACGCTCCCGGGCGTCAACAAGCAGGCATTCCAAGATTGGCTCAGTCATCAGCCACTCTCGACGCATATCGAGGATCGCAGGCAATTCTGGTCGGGCTGGCCGCAGTCCAAGAACATCGAGGATCGTCGCAACGACTCACTCGATGCCAATACCAAGCAATTGGAGGACATGAACAACAATATCCTGCGGCTGATGGATCTGACTGGCGGCGCGGGCGCTGGACTAGGGGCCGGGCAGGTCGGCCCTGGCGGCTACAGTACGAGCACGATGGGGCCAAGAGTGGGGACAGGCCCGACAACACCGGGCGGCAATCTTCCGACAGGATTTGTTCCGCCGGTTCCGATTACAGGACCCACCGGCATTCCGCTGGGCGACGTTATGGCTGGCAAGCCATGGGGCGTCAATGTCGGCCCGCAAGACTTTACGCGCATCACCGGGCTACATCCTGGCTGGATGAATGTCTCGCCGCAGGATGTAGCCACATCGCGACAGCTTAGCGCGGGCATGGCTGGCAGGCCGCTTGCTGGCATCGGACTGAAAGGCGAGTTTGTCGGCACACCGACTCAACCATGGCCCGTTACTTCAAGCGCTGGCGGTCCCGGTGGGTCACTGTCAGCACCGGCTATGACGGTGCTCGATGCGATTGCTCATGCCGAAGTCAATCACCCGTTCCTTCCTGGGGGCGAGCGCGGTGGATACAATGAGACGGTTTCAAACCAGTCCTTCGATCCGTCCGAGTATCCAACAAGTCATCCGTATGAAAGCGGCAAGTTCAGATATTTCCAGGGCCGCTATGGGCCATCGAGCGCAAGTGGTCGTTATCAAGAAACACTGACGACCTACCGAGAGAACGTTAAAAAGTATGGCATTTCGGGATTTTCGAAGGACGCGCAAGACAAGCGCGCCTTCATGAAGGCGTCCGATCTTTATCGCCAAAGCGGCGCGTGGCGAAACTACCCTGGCGCGACCGGCAATCTGGAAGATGACTCGGCCAAGTTTGGCGGTGACCCGAATTGGTGGACGAAGGCTGCCGCACCGGGCTTGCACAGGGAATGGACCAGCGTACCCGGCGGCCTTGAGCCGAATGACAAGACACGCAATTGGATTGCGTCAGCAGTCACGGCCCACAATCAGAATGCTATTTCCGCCAAAGCCGCGCCGTCCGGTTCGGGATATACAACATCACAAGTTACTGGTGTTCCGCAGAAGGGCGCTGTCCCGGGCGCTGCGACTGCGACCGGTGCGGCTGTCCCGGGTGACGCAAGATATTCGCAAGCGGGGCAGTTTGCGCTTGGGGGTGATAAGCGAAGACAGGAATTAACGCAGGCTGCCGCAGAAGCATCGAAGTTTTTGCCACCGGGATATCGCGTGGAAGCTGTCTCTGGACAGCGTGAAGGTGGATTGCCACCGCATGTCAAGCAAGGCGCAATCGATTTTCAGATTTACGATGACAAGGGCAACAAGGTTAATTGGTATCAGTCACCCAAAGATTTCGCGCTCTATGAAAATTTTGCTCAACACACACACTTGGCGTTGCAGAGGATCGATCCACAGCTAGCTCAGCTTCACCGCTGGGGTGGTTACTTCAGTGGCCCCATTGGACAGGGCGGCAAGTACGGTGCGATGGATATCATGCATCAGGACTTCGGCGGTCCTGGCATGATGGCCGCCGGTTCTTGGGAGAAGGGCATTAACCCGGAGTGGGCGCGCCAATGGGGAGTGACAGGATCAAGTCAAGGAATTGCATCGGTAGCAGCCCAAGAAGCCGCCGCTGCCGCCGGCACTGCTGGCAAAACGACATCGAGCGGCACGACCCAGGGTACACTGCTGTTCCTGCATGGGATGGAGAACAAATACGATCAGGGCGGCGTCAGCAAAACACCACAAGAGATTGAAGCAGAGGCGAGACGCATCGCTGATGCCAAGGGCTTGAAGTTTGAAGTCATCAATGTGTCTGGACAGTATCCAGCACAGCAGGAAGCGGCAGCACGCGCACGCCTCGCGCAAGGTGGCATCACCGATATTCTGGGGTTTTCGGCAGGCGGTAATACAGCTGACCGGCTGCGCAAGGATTTCCCTGGCATCAACTACATGATAACCGGCGCAAAGAGTGTGCCGGGCGACCTTGAGCCAGATCCCAAGCACATGCGCTTGGTTGAAGCGCTCGCCAATCAAGCCGAAGCGGCAGCGAAGGCTAATAAAGGTACGACTAGCTCGACTGACAGCGACGCTCAGGCGGCCCGCTCAGAGCTAGATCGCAGATGGGCCGAGATCGACAAGGGCAAATCGCCCAAGATCATCATCGAGCACAAGGACGCGCCGCCGGACGTAAGCGTCAAAGCTCACGGTTTTGCCTTTAAACGGCACACGATGAATCGCACCAATGCGCCGCCGGCTGAAGCAGGGTCACGCGATAGCTACGTGCCCGGTCAAGCTGGCGAAGAAGTCACACCAAACGTGTAACCCATGGCAGTCGAAGAAGAAGTCCTACGAATACGTGTCGTCGTCGATAGCGGCGATGCGCTCAGGTCTGTCCAGAGTGTCCAGCAAGCACTCCAGAATATCTCCCCGTCGCTTCAGTCCGGTGTTCGTCAAAATATTCGGCACATAAGCGACTTCGAGCGCTCGCTGGCGAGCCTCGCCCGACATTTCCTTGGCATCAACACGTCGATGATGAACTTCGCCAGGGTGGCGGGCATTCCCGCTGCTACGCTGGCGCTGACGGCTGAACTTTATCGCCGTCATATAAACGCGATGAAGGACTGGTCATCGCAGATCGTGCAGATGGGCAATCAGGCAAGAATGTCGGGACTGCGACCCGGCGAATTCCGCAACATTGTTGAGCAACTAAGGGGCGCAGGCATCAGTGCGGAAGCGGCAGGGCGGTTAGTAGAGAATTTTAGTCGCGCCTATGCCGAGATGCAGCAGGTCGGCAGCAGACGGCGCGAAGAATTGTTGGGACTAGGCGGCCCGCAATTCCGGGCCCAGATGACCGAAGCATTGGTGCAACTAAATCAGTTCGAAACCACGGAAGCTAAAATCAATTACGTTCGCAGGCTTGCGCAACAGCAATTCGAGCTTACGAATAACAAGGTGGTTGCAGCCTACAGGGCGCGATTGATTTTGCAAGAATTCGGCGCTGAGGAATTGCTGGTCGTCAATCGCGATATTGCGTCGTT